CAGTATGGCGCGGCTTTCTGGCAGGCAACCACCAGCTTACGCGGCTTCAGTTATCGCCCGCGCCCAACGTACTACGGACAACGCCGTGGCTATTAGCGATAGCGTTACTCGCCACCTCAAAGAGCTAGCGGCCAAGATGAGCGGCTCGGTCGAAGTGGGATTTCTCGAAGGTGCGACTTACCCGGATGGTACCCCCGTTGCCGCTGTCGCCTTCTGGAATGAGTACGGCAACGACTTCACACCCCCCCGCCCGTTCTTTCGCACCATGATTGCAAAGGAGTCGCCATCATGGGGCCCTAAGCTCGCCGGCGCGCTCAAGGCTACTGGTGACGGTGATAAGGCTCTCGCTCTCATGGGTGAAGATATCCAAGGTGCTTTGATACAAAGCATCAATGACTTTACGACTCCCGCGCTTGCCCCGAGTACGATAGCAGCTAAGGGCTTCGATAAGCCTCTGATCGATACGGGGCACATGGTCAACAGTACTTCATATCGAGTTGTCAAATAATGGATCTCCGCTCAATCTCCAACTCGGTCAGCAACGCGGTCAACGCAAACATGATCGTGACGGTGACGGCTTCCACTGGTTACACCATTGGGGCAGGGTTGCGACAGGTTCCGAGTTACGCCGTGGGAGTCACCGGGCCCGCTCAAATCCAGGCTCTCGACTTCGCGGCCCTCCGGCAAATTGAAGGGCTCAATTTACAGGGAGATTTCAAGGTTATCTATTTGCGCGGGGTACTCGCCGGAGTTATTCGCCCTGACAGCACTGGGGGTGACCTGGTGATTATCGCGGCCCCCGCGCCCGCGATATACCGGGGGACGTGGTTGGTTACAAAGGTGCTTGAGAGCTGGCCCCTGTGGTCAAAGTGCGCCATAACGTTACAGGAGCCCTCGTAATGGCTAGTACACCCTACGTAGTATCGATAGCAGTCGATGCGGTCATTGATGCCCTAGGAGTCTTCCTAAACCCCTTTGTGACACCAGCCCCGATCATTCGCGGACAGCAGAACCGTGTATCTCCCCCGGTTGACGCTTTCGTGGAACTCACTGAGATCCTACAGCTCGACCTTGAGACACCCATCGTCTGCACGCAATTCGCAAACTCGCAGATTAGTATCCTTGGCCCTAAGCGGATTGATATCCAAGTGGACTTTTACGGCATCTCGGCGGGCGACCAGTGTGCGGCTGTAAAAGGCGTTTTCAGGACGGAATACGCGGTTGATCAGTTCCCTGACGGCATCGCGCCTCTGTACTGTACAGACGGTCGGCAAGCACCTTTAATAACTGGTGAGGAGCAATACGAAACGCGTTGGACGTTGACGGCAAGCCTTCAGTACAACCCGGCGGTATACCTGCCGATGCAATTTGCAGACGCGCTTGCAGTGGCTCTGATTGACGATATAATCTGAAGTTGACTAGCGTAATATTTTGGAGGATTTACCCCCGTGACTATACCAGCGTCCAGTATTGTGAATGTGACATCCGGAGTACTAGCTGCCGGCGGTAACTCGCTCGTAATGAACGGTCTGTTTCTGACCGAGAATCTCGCAATGCCCACGGCTACGGTTCTGAACTTCGCTACTCAGGCCGCCGTTAGCAGCTTCTTTGGTGCAGGATCTGCCGAGTACGCCGCGTCCCTGATCTACTTCGCCGGCTATCAGAACTCCACAATGAAACCAGGCGGGATGTTATTTGCTCCCTTCAATGTGGCAGCCCGCGCCGGCTTCATTCAGTCCGGCTCGCTCGCCGCGATGACGCTTGCACAATTGCAGGCAGTTACCGGCACGCTGACTATCACGTTCGCTGGTTCCGCGCTGACTTCAAGCTCCCTCAATCTTTCGGCGGATGTCAGCTTCAGCGCTGCCGCAGCTACTATCCAGGCAGCCTTTACGTCACCGCCGTTCGCAGTGACTTGGAACCCTACGACCAGCTCCTTTGTATTTACCAGCACGGCAACCGGCGCAACAGAAACTATCATATTCGCAACCGGTACGGCTTCCGTTGCCCTCGCGCTAACGCAAGCAACAGGCGCTTTCCTTTCGCAAGGTGCGGCAATTGATACGCCTTCGAGTGCGATGGCGAACGCCGTGGCAGTCGCACAGAACTTTGCAACCGTCGTAACTCTCTTCGAGCCGGTGTTGGCATCGAAGGAACTTTTCGCAATTTGGTTCAATGCTCAGGCTGACCGGTATCTGTACTGCGCATGGGACTCGGATGTCAACGCAAGCGTGCAGGGTAACACTACCTGCTTTGGGTATGTTGCCGAGCAGGCGTCTTACTCCAGCGTTGCTTGCTTCTCTGGTGATCCGGCCTTGGCTGCAGCAACAGGTACGACACTCGCGGCTCTCGCTCTCAATCTGGCTATTTTCGCATCCGGCGCGATTGCGAGCGTCAACTTCACAGCCACCGGCGGGCGCACTACTCTTGCCTTCTTATCCAGTGGAAGCATTCAGCCCACTTGCGCGAATCAGCAGATCGCAGTAAACCTGACGGTCAACGGTTACAACTTCTACGGCAGCTATGCGACGGCTAACCAGGGCTTTATCTTCCTGTATAACGGGCAGATGGCCGGCTCACCGTTCGTGAGCATTGTCCGCTATATCAATCAGATTTACCTCAACAGTCAGTTTCAGCTCGCTCTGATGACGCTGCTTACCGCCATTGGCTCCGTGAGCTATACTCCTTCCGGTTATGGTCTGATCCGCAACGCGCTGCTGACTCCGATCAATGCGGCTCTGAACTTCGGCTCGATCCGCTCCAACGTAGCGCTTTCGTCTGTCCAAGTCTCTGAGGTAAATATGGTGGCCGGCGTCAACGCAGCAAGCGTGATTCAGACGCAAGGTTACTACCTGCAGATCCTGGACCCCGGCGCGACGGCTCGTGCGTTGGGTCAGACACCAGTTGTCAATTTCTGGTACACAGACGGCGGCGATATTCTCCTGATTTCGATGGGCAGCATAGACATTCTGTAACTTTGAGAGGGACTAAATGAGTACGATCACATCAGCAAACTCGGTTGTAACTTTATCTGTGGCCGGCCTCTTTCCCGTCCCTCAGCAACTCCACGGTTACTCGGCAGATCGCGCCTGGGAAACCGGCAACGTAACATATACCGAAAGTCAGATCGGCGTCGATGGCCGCAAGACAGGCGGTTTTATATTCAACCAGGTAGAGCAGACCTTTACTCTCCAGGCTGATTCCCCGAGCAAGACAATTTTTCAGGCCATCGTAAATGCCATGAAGGCATCCCGCGAGATTTATTACATCTCCGGTACCATCGATCTCCCAGCGACCGGCGAGTCGTTTATCTGCGTCAAGGGATCACTCAAGGATGCGAACGTTCTCCCCGATGGCGGCAAGGTACTGCAGGCCGTCAAGTTCGTGATCGAGTGGCAGAGGATCGATAGCACGTTAAGCTAGTCTCAACAGTGCCAGCGTAGCGGTAACGTTCGGGGCGGTAAGTCTAGAGGGACTTAATGCTACGTTTAACCCCCGAGGGCCATAACAGTTTTTAGGAGCCTGCCTATGTTTTCCCTTTTGTTATTTGTGGCCATGACCCAAACGCAGCATGATGACGCCGAGCGCGTTATGCAGGCCGAGTTGATTGCTCAGCGTGATCAGATCGCGGATATCTGGCGTCCCTCCAAGCAACTAATGGCTGACTACCAGGCCGCCGAGAAGTGTTATGTCAAGTTTCATCTTGGCAAGGCCGCCGGTTGCTCCGAGCAATTGGGGCGCGTCGAGGTTGATCTGATTAATGAGGATCGGTAATGGACTATTCCAGTAACGCTCCCACCTTCGCCGCCGGCTTTGAGGGTTACTCGCCGATCTCAGTACATCACCCCGAAGACCCCGCCGGCATCTGGACTTTGGGCTTTGGCTCAACTTACTGGGATGGGCAGCGCGTAACTGAGGGCATGAGCTGCACGCGAGACGAGGCCCTAATACAGCTCGGCAAGGGACTCGAAGGGGCGGCAGGTTGCGTCCGGTTGAGCGTGCATGTACCTATCACACAAGGTGAATTCGATGCTTGCACGGATCTTACCTACAATATTGGGTGTTCGCGGTGGATGGGTTCCACGGCAAGGGCTAGGTTAAACGCTGGGGACTATCACGGCGCGGCGAGCTCGTTTGAAATGTGGGACAGAGCTGGGGGCCTGGTGATGGCGGGATTACTGAGACGTAGGGTAGCGGAAGAGGCGGTCTTCAATGGCGCGTAAGACGATAAGTTACAAAATAGAAGACGAGGGGCGCGATAAGGGCAAGCTCTTTTTCATTACCGAGATGTCTTCCGAGCAGGCTGAAGACTGGGCGTTTCGCGTGTTGCTAGCGCTCATGGCCGGCAACGTGGAGCTTCCCGAAGGCTTCGAGACGCTCGGGATGTCCGGCCTCGCTCAGTTGGCCTCAAGGCTCTCACGGGTCTCAAGTATGACATCGCTAAACCTCTGCTTGCGGAGATGTTTACTTGCCTGC